GAACTTTTATCGCACCTTGTGCGGCATCAATGGCTTCTACAAGACCTTTTGTGTTGTTATCAATGCGGTCAACCTTGCTTTCAACAGCAACTAGACGCTCGTAGATTTGCTCATGGCTTACATCGCTCATGGTTGCTCAGGCCAAGTGATAGTCCAAGGAAAGCCCTCCTGCGCTGTAATGTCACGCAAGGCTTGACGATATGTAGCCCATACTGTCTTATCAACTGGAGCATCTGCTACCTGAGTCCAATCACACTCAGCTAACTTAGCATCACGAGTAGCACGAACATTCCTAGCCTGTTCAGCATCTTTCTGAGCCTTGTAAGCGCCCTCTTGTTCAGCAGCAGTAGTAGTTACACCATCTACTACTTGGTCTAAGAAGACAGGGCCTAAGATGTACTTTGTGTACCACTTACCATCTACTTGTTCTACGCCAGAGGCTTGAGAGTATTGGTAAACAGTTCCACCTGTGGCTTGCGCACCTTCAAAGACTACATCAGCACCCAAAGCCTCTAATACTTCGGTTGTTGTTGTTTCCCATGATGGGCCACCATTGGCTTTTGTGTATGCACGAAATTCACCTTCGTACATGACTTGTCCAGTTTCTCTGATTCTTACTTGCATTTTAATTACCTCAAGCAATTGCTAAAAAGATGAATGTTCCACCACTTGCATTGATGGCGGCTGGCGCTGTTGAACTAATCTCAAACCCTGCGCTGTATGTGTCAATGTAGTCGGTGCTAGTGACTTGAGCCAAATCGTTGTTTAGCAAAATGTACGGGTCATTACCTGACACAATGCCTCTGGCTGAATCCCACACATACCAGTCACCAGTTGAATCTGTACGCTTGATTAGAACAAACCTAGCACCCGCTGTAAAACCACAGTTAACTTGAAGTGTAGTTCCTGTTCCTGTGTATGAGCCTACTTTGGAAACTCCTGCACAAGTGGCAAATAGGTAGGCGACATAAGTTGAACTTGAACTATTTGTGCCACCAGAAGTTGTTGCGTCTACATAAAAATTTGTAGATGTTGGGGTGCTTGAGCCAAAACGAGTTTCACCAGTTTGAGCCGCGTCCGACACGTTAACTCTTAACGATTGAGTGTATCCAAGTGTTGCGCTATATGTCCACCATGCCTGTGCCGCACTTCGAGATTTAAAAATAATCAACTCAGGGACTGCGCCAAGGTTATGGGTCAGCGTTTGAGTTGAACCATTCCCTGTATAGCAAACCTCATCAAAGAAGCTGGGGGCACGTCTCAAGTACCAACCAATGAAGTTATAGGACGCTGAAAAACCATAACTTTTTATGCTTGTATTGCTGTCACCACCATAAATTTCGGTGTCTGTAGCTTCAGCCGCTGTTGCGTATGTGTAAAGTGCTTTACTACTTGTGCCAGTAAAGCCTCGCAATCTGTCTGTTAGCGTGCCGCCATACGATTGATTCGTGTATCGATACGATGCCAAATCAATAGGGAATCCTGCGGTTATAGTCTGACCAGTTGCACCAGAGCCACTACCTGTGTAAGCAACAGGCGCAAACACTTTAGTCGCATCCGTAGGCACTTTCATCGGGCCTCTACGAATGGCTATGTAGATGTATGTACCGCCTGAAGCGTTCCAAGCCGCACCAGATGTGTTAATTTGAAATCCAGTTGCTGTTGGAAAAAAGTTATCACCAGAAAGATTAAACCAATTACCACCAGATTCGGCATCACTTGTATTTGCTTCTAAATAACCAGAACGCATAGCGTCCATGATTTCCCAATCAGCAGTTGAATCTGTGCGTTTGACCATTACCCATTGAGCCTCATAGCCAAGAGTAATTGCATTGCCAGTAGCGCCAGTACCAGTATAAGACCCACACGAAATCACATTGTCTGTACCAGTCAGACCAAAGCCTCCTGCGTTGTGGGCGAATAGGTAGGCTACGTAGGTATTGCCAGAACCATTGACTGAAGCACTACCACTAACATAAAAGTTTGTAGATGTTGGAGTTTGATTATTCCATTTGGAAGATGCCGCAGATGCGTTTGTAAGATTTAATAAAATTTCATTATCTGCAGTAAGCGACCTGTGATAACAAATCCATTGAGATGCGTTAGTAGTATTTTTAACAACAATGAATGCTGGCTCAGAACCAAGATTGTGTGGAATTGCTCGACCCGCTGTGTCATCCCCCGTATAAGTCACAATATCAAAGAACTTTGGTGCTTTTGCTATAGACCAAGAAACATAATTGTCACCAGAGCCATTAAAAGCAAGAAAACTGTTATTTTGCGAAAAGCCGTTAGTATTAAAGACAGTATTTAAAGCCAATGTTCCCAAAGGCTCTGTTTTATCAGTTCTTAAGAAATTGTTTGCACCATTTGCCGTGTCTTGCAAGTAATGTGATGTGGCTTGCGACCTGTCTTTAATCCAAACCAAACCACCTTTAGTAGACAAATCAATGCCGTTGGTAATGGTTTGACTGCCAGCGTTGCCTGTATAAAGGTATGTGCTAAACACTTCCTCAATGTATTGAGGAATAGCGGCTACACCACCACCAAAGGCATCATAAGAAGCTGCACCGCTAGTTGCTTGTAATGGCATAGGATTAAGCCTTAAATTGTGTGTTGCTTGCCAAGACTGTAAATGTTGCGCTACCTGTCTTGATAATCAAATAACGATAGCTATCAATACCACTAGCATTACCAGCAGTAGGCGCACCACCTAGCCACCTAGTAGTTACTCCAGATGTAGTGCCATCAACTTGCACAGCAGAGTTGTAGTAAGCGGTAGAGCCTTGAGTAACCAAGAAAGCCACAGTCATTGATTGACCAGTACTCATCAAAGTATTCAATGATGTACCGCTAGAGCCTCTGAAGTTAACTGTCCAGTTAGCACTTGCATTACTTGTGTAGTACAAGACAGACTGAGTTGTAATGTCATAGTTAATCGTGCCTGTAGCTGCTGTTGCAGATACTGTAGCTACCTCTGCTGCATCGTTTAGAACAATGGCTGTAGCAGATGATGAACCTGAGAATGTCTGAGTAGCTGTGAATGTTTGTGCAGAGTTGGTAACGGCTGTATTAGCGTTATATGCCTGTACGTTAGTACCGATTGCCAAGCCTAAGTTAGTACGAGCAGTAGAGGCACTTGCAACATCTGACAAGTTATTGCTTGCAGTTAAGAAACCACTAGCAGTAAAAGCCGCCTGAGTCCAAGCCGATCCAGTCCACACATAAAGTGTAGATATTGTTGAATTCCAGTACAAAGCACCTGTAAGAAGTGCATTTCCATCGTTATCAACACTAGGAGCAGATGTCTTAGAGCCTAAGTATCTGTCATCAAAAGAGTCGTAACTAGCCGCTGCCGCTGTTGCACTTGAAGCCGCATTTGTTTCGCTTGTAGAAGCATTAGATGCACTCGTTGCCGCATTAGAAGCACTTGTAGCGGCATTGGAAGCCGAAGTAGCCGCAGCAGTAGTCGAGCCAAAGATTGAATCAATTTCAGTCTTTGTGTAAGCATTAGAGATGTTATAGCCTGCAATCGTTGTCGGATTAGTACCCGATGTAGCACGACCATAAGCATCAAAAGTAACAGACTGGTAAGTGCCTGGTGTAATACCAGAAGATGCCAAGTCAATGTTGTCAGAATTGACAACAATACGACTAGAAGATGCTGTACCTACATTAAGAGTGTTACCAGATTTAGTAAGACCATCACCTGCGGTAATCTGACCTGCACCAGAGAACTGAGCAAAGGTAACAGATGTGCTTCCCAATGTACCACCTGCATCTACTGTACAAATCCAACCAGAATCAGAGTTACTTGTACCTTTCTCAACGAAGGTAAAAGCCGCAACCAATTCAGTCCATGAATCAGCATCTGTGGTGCGTGTCCATGTGCTAGATGCACACAAGTAAATACCATTCTGTGAAGCAGTAGACTGATCTTTAACCAAAACTCGGTCACCAACAGAAACCGATATACCATCGATTGTTTGTGTGCCAGACAAAGTGATATTCGCAGTTGTAGCTACAACCACAGAAGCCTTCGCATCGATACCTTGAGCTAGAGCATCTACATAACCCTTCGTAGCCGCATCAGAATCGTTTGTAGGGCTTGCCAAACCAGTAATGGTGGCAGACGTACCACTATCCATGTCCAATGAGCCAGAGATGGTCACATTATTGAATGTAGACGTACCAGAAGCCGCAGTCACATTACCAGTTACGTTACCTGTGACATTTCCTGTGACGTTACCTGTAAGATCGCCAGTTACATCTCCAGTAACATCACCAGTTACATTACCTGTAAGATTTCCTGTAAAACCTGTTGTAGCAGTTACGTTTGTGCCAGTAATAGCGGCAGCAGATGAACCGCCAATAACAGCACCATTGATAGTTCCTGCGCTAATGGCGGCAGAAGCAATCGTAGCGGCAGAGCTAACAGTCAGGTTGGTAAAAGTACCCGCAGCGGCTGTAGAAGCACCAATCGTTGCACCATTTATCGTTCCACCAGTAATAGTCGCAGAACTGTTGTCAGTCTTGGTCGCTATTGCTGTGGCAATGTTGTTGAACTCTGTATCAATTTCAGTACCCTTAACAATCTTTAAAGGATTGCCAGGCGACAGATTGTCTTTAGACGCAAAGTTGGTTGATTTTGAATAATTTGACATGGTTTATCCTATCTTGCCTTCTTTGGCTTGAAGTTCAATTTTCTGAATTGATAACTGAGTGCCATTGATGGTGGCCTCGTAACCAGTTTGCACAATTTTACCTGCGCTTGAGGCATTGCTTGTTAATGCTTTAATTGGGATGCCGCTTGAGAAGTCTGCAATTGCATACTCGCCAATTCCATACTCGTAATACCCTTGAGGTGGAATAAAGACGTTCTCTGACTGATAAGCGCCTGAGTAATCAAAAGCCCACTTAATCGTGAGAAACTGATTCGATCCACCAATCACAACAGCCGTAATAGACTTCAAAATAGAAATCTGGTTAGGGTTTCCTAAGTCGGCATTGTTTGTGTAGTACAGGAATCGATAAGACAAAGTGTCATCGAGATATCCGTTATATTTACCAATGTAGCCTTTTTTACCAATGTACAAGTCACCATTGCGTAGTGACTTCAAACAAGTCGGAGCAATTGAGTCCCACTTGGTCACACGAGAAGAGCCATCTTGCAAAGACTGCTTGGTATCGAAGCAATAAACTTGTAGTGTTTCTGGCAAAACAAGCAGGTAAAAAGCGTCTTTTTCTGAGTAAACAGACTTCAAATTAGCCAATGTTTCACCAGCTAATGATGAATTCAAGTCAAAGCGAACATTCTTAGACAAGTCACGCAATGGTGCAGACTTCTCTTGAATAGTCCTCATCAATGAACGAACACCTGAGTCTGACAAGAAAACAACATCAGTTCCAATGCTCTGAATCGTATCCCTTGCAATACACCCAATAGAGCCTACTGTATCGCTCAAAACAAGTGATGCAGGCGTAGAAGCTCCTGAATAAACCAAGATTTGCTTCTTACCAAAGATAAACAAGAAGTCATTGTGAGCAGCCAAGCCCATCACTTCATCAGCACCATTAGGCCACACACGAGAAACATCTAGTGAACCAGAAGTGCCACCACTCCATACATGACCTGCAATCAGATCAGAGAAGTAAACAGTTGTCTTATTAGATGAAGTGCTAGCTACCCACAAGCGACCAAAGGCTGAGATGCAGATATTTGCTTGCTCAACAGTAGCTACATAACCTGATTTCTCAGAAACTCTACGATAAGTAGTTGTACTTACAGCAGGGTCGTAAATCAAAGGGTCATGCCCTGTTTGGAAGAAATATGCAATGCCATTTAGAGTCGCACATTGCCAGTTATTTGCACTAATAGTAGGAGCAGTACCACCACCACCATAGGTCAACTCAGTCACAGCATTCGATGTGCCGAGCTTAAATATCTTGTTGTTGCCACCAAAAAGAACTGTAAGAGTTCCGTCAGTCTGGACTAACTCATGGATAACACCAACATCATTGTCGCCAAGGTTGCCAGAAGATGGATTAACCTTTGTCCAACCTTTTCTAGCACCAATACGACCATATTGGTCAAGGATGCAGTTTGTTGCAACTAAAGCAAAGCCAGACCCTAAATCTAGGGGCGAATCTTCAGTATTCAGGCCAAAGAAGCCTGGTGCAGAAAGACTATAACTTTGTAGTTGACTAGCCATTAGACAGCCTCAAAATTGTCTTCAGGGTAACGAGTGCTTTCCATTGCAATAGCATCAGCAAGCATTCCACGGAACAAAGCATAAGCCTCATTAGAGTTAGTTCCACCATCCTCGCCACGCTCAATCAAAGCACGAGCATAGGCACTCTGAGTCACCAAATAGTCCAAGACTTTTACAGATGTAGAGTCTGAAGACAATGCTGCTTGAGGAACGATTACATCAAACAAGATTGTGTAAGCGCCATCAGGAATTGGGTACAAATCAATCTTTGTGTCGCCACTAGAATCTACTCCGTTGTAGCAGTATTCAGATGGGATTCCTTGAACAGGAGTCACAAAGTTCAACTTACGATTCATGCTCGTAAAAGGAACATCACCCATCACAACATTGCTAGTTGTATTGAGAGCGTCCATCACACGGAACTTTTGACCAACACCAGTTAAAGAGTAAGAATGTGTGCCACCAGTAGTTGAAATTGTTACTGTTTGTGACAAGCAATTCCAAGTGTATGTGTCTTCGATCTGACGCTTGGCATCATTGACAAACTTGCCAATCAAAGAAGAATATG